GTCTAGGGGTTTTGGGGGTCCAGGGTTTCGGATACCCCCCCCTGCTGCGGTGCACCCTCGACTTCGCAGGTGCGAAGGGCCAAAGGGGCCTGTTCGCAGGTGCGAGATGACATTGACCCTGTTGCCTCGATGCCACACCGCCCATCATGGGAGACTTGGTTTTCCCCATTTTTTGGAGCAGGACAGCAGGTTTGGGTCCACAACTTTTCTAATTTTCGGCAGGACAGGGGGTCATTGTCCGTGGCTTTGACACTCGTCAGTACCACGTCCCCTTGATGTCCTTGGCTTCCTCGGCCTGCTTCGTGCTGTCGTGGTAGGCCTTGCTGACCGCGTGCAGGTTGCTCTCGTCCCAGAACATCGCCTCGCTGCCACGGTGCGGTCGCTTGTGATCGACCACCGGGCTATCCGGGGCTGGATGCTTGCCGAGGAGCAGCACGCCTGTGCGCTGGCAGGTGAAGCAGTCTCGAGCCAGCACCTTGGCCCTGAGCTTCTGCCACCGTGCGGTCTTGTACCATGCACGCCATGCCTGGGTGGCGTCCCTGTGCTGGTCCCTGCCCTTGCCTTCCCTGTCAGGGGTGGCGAATCGCGAGGGTAGCCCGCTCAGCCTGGGCTTGAGCGAACCGAGCTTGGCCATGCTGATCCTATGATGGTGGGTTGCCACTACCCAGCCCGCTTGACGGGTGTCCTTTCGAGCATCTCGGGAAGGTGCCTGGGCTTGGCATCCTCGGCGCGCCAGTGACTGGCGTAATTCACCGAAGATATCTGTTCTGGGTCTACTTCTGCCGTGATTTCGGACATGCGGTCAACGGCGATTGTCAACCGAACCGCATGCTTTCGGTTGAGTTCGTTCGCAATTGCTTGACAGATACGGGAGATTTGCCTCCGCAGAGTTCGGTTGTTGTGGCCTTCCTGGCTGGCAAAGGCGTTGATCGAGCGGCCTTTGCGAGTTTTCACCCACGCCCAAGCGTACAGCAAGACCCGATCCGCCTGCTCGGGCATGGCGTTGATCCATGACCATGTCTCAGGCATACGACCGATCGCTTCGCGGCTTGGGCGCGCCTTGTGCACATGCGTGTTGGTCGGGGTCGCGTCCTTCCACTTCTCGCGCACCATCTCGGGCATGCCGTTGCCGAACATCTTCGGCCCCTGCACGTTGGGCATGAGCATCAGTGTCTCGGCCGCCTCTAGGACGCGGTGCTCGACGTCCTTCGCGCTCCATGCTTGGTATGTGGTGCTCAAGCCGCTGCCCTCATGTTGTCTATCCAGTCGGTCTGGGATGGTTGATGGAAGTGCAGCATCAGCAGGACGCGGAGCACGTCTGTCGTTGCTACAGGGCAGTTCATGTCTTGGGCTCTGCGCCGGAGTTCCCCGAGGTCGATCGCGTTGAAGTCGTCGACCAGACTGGCGCTGCGCACGAGATCCGGCTTTCGGATGATCACCGACGACACAGCTTTGATCATGTCGGCGTAGAGCTGGGCGGAATTGATCTTCGTCCCCGTCATCAGCATCAAGACGAGCTTCAGATGAGCCTCGCCATGGTCCTGGCCGATATCGCGCAGCGTCGGCTTGCAGAAGCACTCCCGCGGCTTCCGGCTGGTCGGGCTGTGTTCGAAGCCCTCCCGCAGGATCACACCGCACTCGCGGGCGATCTTCCAGATGTCGCAGGGGTGCTTGCTCATCCAGCGGCCTCGATCCGCTCCAGGCGATACCGGCCGGGCGCGGTGCGCGGCCCGTTGCCGTTGACCACCCGCAAACCTCGGGCGAGAAGCTTCTCATTCAGGCGATGCCGGATGATGTGCCAGCTCTTGGGCGCGACATTGAGCCCTTGGAGGAGGTCTGCGACGGGTAGCGGCTCGCTTGACGCCTGCAGCCGGCCGACGATGGTCGCATCGGTCTTCCGAAACAGCGGGCGGCCGCAGCATGTGCATTCCAGCGCGATCATGCCCGCGGCTCCCTCGGCCAATCGGTGCGCGGGCGCCATGCCCACGGGATGACCGGTTCCGGCGGCCGGCGGCTGAATTCGCACCATCGCCCATCATGCATGCCGATGTAGCGGGGGAAGCCCGCCGTCGCCTCGGGGTAGCGCGCAACAGCTTCGATGATCGTGCCGTCGGTCGGCGCCGTGGACATGTCCATGTTCCAATCGCGGGTCATGCCAGCTTCCTCCGCTCGATCTGCACGGCCCTGCCGTTCGCCCAGACGATGGTCTGCTTCCCGCCGCCGAACACCCGGGCTCGCTCGTCCTCGACGTCCCGAGCCTTCTCCTTGCGCCAGGAGGTGATCATGTCGGGCTCGGCTGGGGCCATGACCTCTGCGCGTATCGCCTTCCGGCTGCCCTTGGCCGCCTTGGTCGCGGCGACAGCCTCGGAGATGCTGGCGAAGATGCGCCGGCAGCGGTTCTTGTCGTGCAGGATCGTCCACTGGTCGGCGTCATCCCACCGCCACATCGCGCAGTAGTGGCTCCCGAAGTTGATCACGTCGATGAACGGGTATCCGTCTGCTCTTGTGGCCATCAGATGAGCCTCATAGGGTCTGCTGCGAACGTATGACTGGCCTGGAAGTCATCTTCCTGCATCCCACCGGTCTCAAAGAACGTGGTGGTTGCCCCGTCCCACCCGCAGTCTGCGTCTCGCGGCCATTGGCTCTCTCGGGACAGCGCGAGCACAATCTTCGCCTTGCGCTCGTGCTCGTTGACCATTTCCTCCCATTTCAGGTGCAAATCGGAATGCGGAGGCGGCTCATGCTCCTTGAGGAAGACGACCGGACGGAACGGCATGATGACGTGGTCTGCGTCGCGCTCGACGGCGCCGATCAGGTCCGAATACCGCGGACGGCGGGCGACAAGCTGATGAAGGAACTTCTCGGTCAGCGGTCCGCGCTCGACGAAGGTGTTCTTCTTCAACTGCGCGCAGCCGATGACGGGACAGTCGATTTCGCGCGCCATCTGCTTGAGGAACAGCGTGACCTCCTGCCCGAACTCCCACTCCTGCATGGATTTCTGGCCGCGGTCGCGATCGACCAGGCCGATGTGATCGATGATGACGAGCCCCTGCCCCATCTTCCGCACGAACATCTTCGCGCGCTCTTTGATGGCTTCGAGGGTGAGGCGCTTTTCCTGGATGAACAGCGGCAGGTCGCGGTTTTCGTCTCGGTATTGAACCAACCGCTCGAAATCCGCCTCGACGACCTTGCCGCGCTTCTGCCGGCTGACAGAGACGCGCGTCTGCCGGCTGTTCTCGCGCATGGCCAGTTCCATCGCCGACATTTCGCCCGAATAGAACCACACCGGGCTTCCGGCCTTTGCGGCACCTCTCGCCAATTGCCCGGCGAGCGCTGATTTGCCCTGCTTGGTTGCGCCGCCCAAGATGATGAGCTGGCCCGGCGAGAATGAGCCGATGAGCTTGTCGACCGGCGAGAAGCCATGAGGGAGGCCCGCAGGGCGCCGGCCGGCATAAGCGGCGTCCGTTACGTGCAGACCGTCATCCAGCGCCTCACCGAACGATATGGACCCATACACACCAGCGCCGTCCGCGATGGTGCTGGACAGTACGCCTATGACACGCTCGCCCAATTCGTTCGGATCGACGTCGACATCGACGTTCCGGTATTCCTTGAGCGCATCCTCCAGGATGGACACCACCCGGCGGCGCTTCGCCATGTCCTTGACCTGCACCGCGCTTGTCACCAGTCCCATGGGATCGGCCATGGCTGCGCAGCGGGCAAGATAGGCGCTCACAGTGGCCTTCTTGTCGTCCAGCCTCAACTTGTCGAGCAGGTCGGGCAGGAAAGTCTGCACCGTGAGCGGATTGGCCACCTGACCCTTCCGCGTCATGTCGCATATCACCTCAAAGAGGCGGCGATGCGCAGGCTCAAAGAAGTGGTCCGCCTCCAGATGGCCTCGGACGTGCACAAGGGCGTCATTCGTCACCATGATGGTGCCGAGAATGGCCTGCTCGAGTTCTATGTTGCAGATATCCTTCACGCGGCTGCCCTCCGGTCGTCGAGGACATCCATCAGAGCGCCGATCGCTTCGACCGCGGCTTGCGGTACGATCGCATTGCCTCCAACGCGCCAGAGATCCACTCGTCCGGGAAGCCCATCAACCAGAAAGCGAATACCGGATTGGGCGCGCCGCGCTTTGCCGTCGTGGCATTCGATCCACTCGGCGTCGGACCAGTAGGTTCCATTTCGAAGCAGAGGCCGATGAAAGTCCGGCCACAGATGCCTTGGATCATCGGTTCCGAGCCCTTTGCCTGCCGCCGAGAACGGCTGGCAGGGGCAGGAGCCGGTCCAGAGAGGGGCGTCGTCAGGCCAGCCAGCAAGTCGAGCTGCGACGGACCAGAGACCGCCTCCGGCGAAGAGATGGACTTGGGTGAAGCCTGCAAGGTCATCTGGCGTCAATTCCTTGATGGAGCGGGTGTCGACGACGCCGGGCGCGATCACGCCTGCATCGATCATGTGCCGCAGCATGCATCCTGCGGCGGGGTCGACCTCGTTGTAGAAGGCCGTCATCAGGCGGCCTGCTTGAACAGCTTGAGTTGCGACCGCTTGGCCTTGGCCTTGGCCTTCTTGTCTGCGCGGCGCTGCTCGAGCACCACCGGGCCGCCGACGAGGTACCAGAACAGAATGCCGAGAGCGTCCGCCTGGTTGTCGTCTTTCGGTTCAAGCCCGCGGCGGCGGCACTCGGCTATGGTTGCTGCCTTGATCCACTTGCGCCGTTCGGATTCGCCCCTGACTTCCTTCGGCGCCATAGATCGACCGATGAAAGCAGAGCGCCATGAGTTCACACCGACTGCGATCGGCTGCTGTAGGTTCTTCGCCTCCGCATAGATTTCGACCACCGCCAGCCATGACTCGGCGAGGTGCTTCGTCTCTTGCGTCCCGGTGGCGTTGAGCGCCTTGTTCTCGATGACGATCTGGAGCGGCTGGTCCTCGATACCGTACTCGCGACGGAGCGCCGTAATCTGCCTGCCGAGCAACAGGAAATAGACGCCGGGCCGTTCTCCTTCGCCGAGCCTCCATGTGCCGTAGGCGATGCGCTTGTCATCACCGCATTGCAGGGACCAGCCGCACTTGGTCGACGGATCGATGGTGAGGATGTTGTCTGCCATCAGTACGCCCTCGGCGGCACGAACAGGCAGATAGTCCGGCTGTCATCGGCGCCGGCCACGCTGCACCAGTGGAAATGCCCATCCGGCGATTCCTTGATCCGCGCGTCGGTCATGATGATGAGTTCGCCGGTCTTGCGGATTTCGTAGCCGCGGGCGCCTTCGACTATGTCGGTGTCGGGAACCTCTCTGCAGTCGATCGACGAACAGCAGGCGAAGGGATAGGACCAGCCCGACGGGGCGTCGTGGCTTTGCGCCGGTTTGGCCGCCGCCAACATGAGCAGGATAGCCAGGCTCACCACAAACAGCCCGAGATTTCCCCCGACCAGCAGCGCATTGATGAAGAATGATCTGGACACGATACCGCCCTCGTAAAGCGGTGGCCGTGAGCGACGGCCGGCGCACTGCTACACGGTGGGGACTACTCGGCGGCTTCTTCGAACGGGTCGTCGGGAGGCTCGGAGCCCTTGATCAGATCATCGGCCGCGTTGCGCGCTTCCATCGCGGCCTGCAGATCGACCGCCATTTGCTTCTGAGCGGCGTCGTAGGCATTGAGCCAGCGATTGTCCTCGTCGGTGCCCTCTGGATAGCCAGACACCCGCTCCTTGGCCGCGTAGCCTGCCAATTCGCCGTCCTTCTCGATGCGCTCGATTGCCGGCGCCCGGTCGCGGAACATGTCGGTCTGGAAACCAGACGACAGACCGAGCCAGGTAAGGATTTCACCCTCGGCGACGAAGCGATCGGTGACGGTCTTCTTGTCGTCGGCGGTGATCGCCTTGATGGCATAGTCCAGATCGCCGAGAACGATGTGATCGGCCTGCGCCAGCTTGCCGTCGTCCTTCTTGGCGTCCTGATGTTCCTTGATCCGCGCGTTGTGCGCCATGCGCTTGCGCAGATGGTCGAAGAACAGCGCCTTGCGCTGGCCCTCGGTCAATTCGCCGCCGCTGTTGTGCCCTGCCGCCGGGGCGTCGTTGTCGGCCTGCACTGCTGCTTTCTTCGCCATGGTCAGGTTTTCCTTTTCAGCCACTCAATCGCGGCCAGGCTCAGTTCCTTGGCCAGCTTCGCCAGCCCTCTCGTCAACCGCATTTCCATCCCTTCCCAGCCGGCGCGCCTCGAGCGCGTCGCCGTACCTTTCGACCGTCTCGCAGAGCAGCCGATACGCCTCGCCTGCCACGTCCCTCATGTCGCGGCGCTTATGCTGGAGCCGGAACAGGTAGCTTTCCGGAATCCCGCTCTCTTCTGAAAGCTGGCCTCTGACCCGCTTTTCCTTGTCGCCACGACCCTGATGAAAGAGGTCCATCAGTTCGTCGTGCCAATCCAATGCTTTACGCAGTGCTACTGTGTGACTCATGACACCCTCGGAAACTCTTTTTCCGAACTCGGAAACTCTTTTTCCATACACGACACAACTCCACGGTTACTGTCTTGTCCGTGGACGACACCGGCGTTGTTCTGAGTGCCGGCGATTTCAGGAAAGAGGTCTAGAAATGGATCGAACCACACGCTTGCAGGCTCAGGGTTCGACCCAGCTTGAACTGTTCGGGCCGGCACGGGGACGCCGGCCGGCGGCTGCGAATTCGAATGCGAGAACCGGGCGCCCATCAGCGCCCGTCCCAGAAAGCAGAAAACTCAGTCGGTCCGACGTCGCCGACGCCGCCAGGCTGACGCGCAGGCTCGACCTGAGCGACGCCATCGCGCGATCGGGACCAGTACCCGAGAGCGAAGCCGACTATGCCGGCGGCGAGCGATAGAACCGCGGTCCAGGTCATGGCGTCCTGAGCCATCAGGCAGCCCTCGGCACATAGAAGAGGCTGGCGTGATGCCCGCAATAGCTGCCCCGCTCTATCCGCCCGCAACAGTCGGGAGCCCTGCATGTATCTCCAGTCCGCAGGCGCTCTACGGCAGGCCGAGCCGTTTTCCAGTCAACGGGCTTGGGTGCCTGGTACGGCTCGGCCACCCTGCGGACAGATCGGCGCGATTGCTGCATCCGGTCGATGAGAAGAACCTGAGCGGGCGTGATGCCGAATTCGGCAGCGATGTCGATGTGCGGGACGCCCGCCGCGCACTGACGCGATATGGCCTGCTGGCGCGTCATGCGGCGATCTCCTGTGAAGGGGCGGCCGGAGAGTGGGGCTGGGTGGGCTCTCCGGCCGTATCCGCGGTCTGGGAGGACGGCTGCGGATTGGTGATCTCAACTTCAGCGCCCCAGGCGACATGACCGTCCTTGCGAAGGATGACCGTGCCGTCTTGCGTGCGGATGTGGCTCACGCGGCGGCTCCATGCTCGGAGGGTGCCGGGCCGAAGATGTCGGGTCGCAGATCGTGGCGTGAGATTCCACTGACGGTTTCGATGTCCAGTGCCCGGTCAGCCGGCACGCGTCCGCGTGTCCGCCAGTTCGCAACTACGCTCGGGTTTTCTATGCCGAGAGCGGATGCCGCTTTCGTGAGGCCGCCCAGCGCTTCAATGACCCGGTCAACTGAGGAGCATGTCGTGTTCATGCGCCAATTATCACGTGTCGTGAAGTTTTTTCAAGCCCCCACGTGTTAATTTCTTTTCGTCGCGTGAAGATGCAGATTTCCGCGCATGGCAGACGGTGGCAGATCCAACGCAGATATCGCTATGCGGCTCGAAGCGCTGATGGCCGCGCTCGACCGGAAGCAGGCAGGCTTTGCGGCGCTGATCGAGATATCCCAGCCGGCGCTCAACAATTATCTGAAAGCCATCCGCCGGCCCGAGTTGGATGTCGCCATCCGTATCGCCTCGAAAACCGGGGTCACTCTTGATTGGCTGTATCTTGGCGATCGGAGCGGACTACCCGCAAGGATGCTGAGCCTTCTGCCCGACCTTTCGGATCGGTCCCGAAAGGCAGGATAGGAGCGGACCGGGCAACCGTCTCCCAATCCTCCCCCAGGCAGAAAACAATCTGGCGGACATATCGGAGAACCAACAGCGCTTCGCGCTTGTCCTCCGGAAGCTGCGTAAATACCTGGCACGCTATTCGCTTCAGATGCCCGTCCGTTTCATGCGCTGCACTCACAATCTGCTTCCTCCCAAATGCTTGCCTGAGCAGGTAGGAAACAATTCCGCTGGGAGCAGAGTCAACCGAGGTGTCGACTCTCCGCCCACGGAGGCTCCTGACAAGTACCTTCAGGAGGATGCCCAATCCGCTCTTGGTCGCGGCCTCAGTGAACCGTGCGCACCCCGGCATCTGTCAAATCACGAACTTGCCGTGTCCGCGGTGCACGCGCGACATACCTAACAAGCTCTCTTTTATTTAGAGATAGAGCTTCCTTCTTTGTCCCTGACCTCGAACTGAGGGAGCGAAGCGGCAAAGACCCCCCTACCCCCATGGAGCCCATGGAGGCGGGGAGTCGTTTGCCAGCCTGACCCGTCACATCGGTCGCTCGCCTGGCAGGGCGCCTTTCAGCAATCCCGTCCTCTGTTTCCGGTGGCACCGTAGGACTTTCGACCCCCGCGCCTGCGGCTAAACCGGCCGGGAGTTGCACCCGGTCGCCGCTCGTTTCTGATCCATCAAATTACATATTCCTCGAATTGCGTCCAGAAAAATCTTCACGCAGTGTGAATTTCGTTGTTGCAAACTTCACGCGACGTGATATCGTTCTTCATCAAGAGGGACGAAGAAGCGAGAGCCGATCTCCCTCCCCATCGAAGGCGGTTCGCTGCCTCACCGAACAAGGGAGAACGAAGATGGCCACGAAACAGGATCACGCCCGGCAGAGCGACAAGGCCAAGGCCGTCATAGCGAAGCTCAACCAAATGTCCGAGAGCGGCCAGACGGCCACGCTCGTTTGGATGCTGGACGAGTGGAAACTGGATCTTCTGCTGCTCGCACTCGGCGACGGGGAAGTCGCGATCCGCGAGCCCTGATCCCCAATCCGGTTCCCCTGCCTCGAACAACATGGAGAGAATGATGGCGACTTTCGAGATCAAATATGCGGTTGGCGATGTCGTCTACTTTGCAGGCACGACGACCGAGAGCCGCAGGCATCCCTGCCCTGACTGCAAAGGCGAGCGGAAGTGGAAGGCAACTTCTCCTGCCGGCACCGAGTACGAGTTCCCCTGCCCACGCTGCGCTGCGTCGTACAATAGCGACCGGGACATAACCCTCGACTACACGGCGCATGCCCCCTCAGTCCGCCGCCTGACCATCGGCAGCGTCAAATACAATTCCGAACCCGGGTACGATCATGGCGCCAGTTACATGTGCGTCGAAACAGGTGTCGGCAGCGGCAGCGTCTACTACGAGCGCGATCTGTACGAAACCGAGGAAGCGGCTATGGCCGCCGCCCAGGCTAAGGCAGACCTGAGCAACAGCACAATCAAGTGGGTTGCGGAGCTCTACAACAAGAGCCTGACCATCAGTGATTACCAACTCGACAATGCAACGCTGAAGCTCAGCAAGGAGGCGCAAAGCCGCGCCTGGTCGATGATCTACAACATCGGCGCGCTCTTCTCCCAGATTGAAGAGGCGGAAAACAAGACCGCCATTCTCGAACTGGTCGAGGACTACCGAAAATACAGTTGGGACAGCGACAAACGCGAAGCTGATCTCTCCAAAGCCGCCGCCTGATCCCCTCTCCCCCCACTGAAACCTGAGGAGCAAGCTATGAACGCGCCTGCCTTGTTTCTTCGCGGATTGGCAATGCTCGGGAAGCCTCGGGCCAAGCAGTCCGTGCACCGCATCTCCTCCCGTCGCGGCGGATATTCCATCTTCGGTGGCCCGGCTCCTGTCAGGCATGTCGTGATGGTTACGCCAGAGGGCGAGGAGCGCGGCACCTACTACGAAGTCTCGCCGAAAACCCTCGAATTTCTCGAAGACGGAACGACCCCGGAGCAGCTCGATCTTGAGCCTTTCGATGCTTCGGAGCGCGACGAAGACGACTTTGAAGAAGAGTTCAACAACATGCGCAGGAAGGGGGCGTTTTGATGGACAGCCACTATTTTCTCATTGAGGGCGAGCCCGTTCTGTCCATGGTCAAGAACCATATTGCAGATCGCATAGCCTGCCAGACCCGCAACTCGGCCCTACTCTCCGATCTCGGCGTAGAGCGATACTGGCCGTCCATGTTGGATGGCACTGTGGCGGGCGTCATGAGCGACTCCTGTCCGCTCTGCCGGCTCTTCATGGACGACTTTTGCAGCGGATGTCCGGTTGCAAAGGCGACCGACCGGTTAGGGTGCAACGGCACGCCGTGGATCCAAGCCTACTCCGCGCGTAAAGCGGGCGACCTCGACGCATTCCACACCGCCGCCCGTGAAGAAGTCGCCTTCCTGAAAAGCCTTCTGCCGGAGGGTGCGTGAATGCGCGTCGTCAGCACCGAACACGCCGCCGAAATCCAGATCGCTTGGCTCTATCGCCAGCAAACCGAGATGGTGAACCGGCATGCCCGCGTCCTGCTCACAGCCGGCATCGGGGCAGCCAACCTGGCGTCCGAATATCTCAAGGAACTCGCCCGCCGCGAGGCAACCGAAAGCAGGGAGGCTGCATAGCCATGCGCGACTTCAACGACTTCAGTGACTTCGGCCGTCCCCGTATCCCGCTGTTCTTCAAGCTGTGGTTCGGGTTCGTCGCCCTGCTCGCGCTGAGCATCCTGGCCGGCATGATTTACGTGGTGGTCACGGTCGGCAGCGACCCCGCCATACTTGGCCGGATGGTAGGCGAAATCGTCTCAGGCTTCCGGGAGGCTTCGCCGTGATGGACGCCGACACAGCCGAGATGCACACGCCGTCCCGCTCCCTGATGCCATTTCACGAAAGGACCGAAGCATGACCGCAGTAGCAACAGCACTGGTCGAGATCGAGCCGGAGCGCCGCATGCCGACGCCGCAGCAGGCCGCCGTGCCTCTCGCCGAAATGACGCCCGTACAGATGGCCTACCAGCTCATCCAGAGCGGCGCGGATTTCGCGTCCGTCAAGGAGATGCTGGCGCTCAGCAAGGAGCTTGCGGCTGACACTGCCAAACGCGCCTTCGATGAGGCGGTGGCAGCATCGAAGGCGGAGATCCCCACCATTGCGAAGAATGCCAAGGGCCACAACGAAAAGCGCTATGCCAACTTCGCAGCTTACGCCGCGGTCGTTGACCCGATACTCGGCAAACACGGCCTGAGCTATCGCTTCCGTACGGACCAGACGCAGGGGTTGATCACCGTCGTATGCGTGCTGTCGCACAAGGGCGGGCATTCGGAAGAGAACAAGCTTTCCGGCCCGGCAGACACTAGCGGCAGCAAGAACGCCATTCAGGCGATCGGCTCCACGCTGACCTACCTGCAGCGCTACACGCTGATCCAGGCACTTGGTCTTGCCGCCGGCGAGGATGATGACGGCAAGGCAGCCGGCGACGGCGGGCCGATCTCCGATGAGCAGCGCGCCGAACTTGAAAAGGTGCTGGAGGAGTGCGGCGCCGACAAGGCCATCTTCTGCGAGAAGTGGAAGATCGACGCGCTTACTGAGTTCCCGGCCAACAAGCTGGACGCCGCGGTCAAGGATGTCAGGCGTTGGTTCGAGCGCGAGCAGCAGCGCCAGCAGAAGGCGGGCTCGTGATGGAACAGATCGTCCAAGGGTCGCCGGAATGGATAGCGCTTCGGCTCGGCAAGGTAACGGCATCGCGCGTGTCAGATGTCATCGCGAAGACGAAATCCGGCTGGGCAGCTTCCCGCGCCAACTACATGGCCGAACTCGTGACGGAGCGTCTGAGCGGCCTGCAAGCCCCGCGTTTCCTCTCCGCAGAGATGCAGTGGGGGACGGACAACGAGCCCCACGCGCGAGCCGCCTATCAGTTCGAGTATCAGACGAGAGTTGAGCCGGCTCCATTCGTCCCGCATCCGTCGATCGCCGAAACGGGCGCGTCTCCAGACGGCTACGTTGGCGATGAGGGCCTTGTCGAGATCAAGTGCCCGAACACCGCTACCCACATCGAAACGCTGCTCACCGGGGCCGTGCCGGGCAAATACGTGACGCAGATGCAGTGGCAGATGGCGTGCACCGGTCGCGCCTGGTGCGACTTCGTTTCGTTCGATCCGCGCCTTCCGCCTTCGATGCAGCTTTTCATCAAGCGGGTCGAGCGCGATGACGCGGCGATTGCCCAACTCGAAACCGCCGTCGTCGACTTCCTGAATGATCTTCGCCTGACCGTCCACCGGCTGCGTTCCAAGTATGAGCCGGAGTCGGTCGTTCCTGGCGAACTGATGTTACTGGCGGGGTGAGCGATGACGGCGGCTCCGATCATGTTCCAATGGGACGGCGAGTCGATGAGGCCCGCATCCGACTTCTGGGCTTCGCGCTGCGACCGTTCTTATGTCGTCGGCGAAACCTACAAGCTGGTCGAGCATCACGACCGGTCGGACAACTCGCACCGGCACTTCTTCGCCTCGGTCAAGAACGCTTGGGACAACCTCCCCGACGCGCTGCTGGACGAATATCCTTCGCCGGAGCACCTTCGGAAAAAGGCGCTGGTCGCCTGTGGCTATGCCGACCACCGCGACCACGTTTGCGCCAGCAAGCAGGAAGCGCGGAAGCTGCGGGCCTTCGTCAAGGATACCGCGGACGATTACGCCATTGTCGAGTGCCGCGAGAACGTCGTCCGCGTGTGGACCGCCAAGAGCCAATCCGTGAAGGCAATGGGCGCGAAGGAATTCCAGGAGTCGAAGCAGAAGGTTTTGGACTGGCTTGATGCCCTACTCGGCGTCGAGCCCGGTTCGACAGCGAGGAGCGAAGCCGCATGAACCCGCTCACCCTCTTCATAGCCTGGCGCGCCCGCAGGAAGGCAAGGAAGGCCCTTCAGGCAGCCGAGCGCCGAAGGACAGCCATAGCCTCTCAGATCGCCCACAGGGCCAGCAAGCACCGGGAACGGGCATATCTGTTCGGTGACCTGAAGGACGCGACGTGTCGATCGCTGGCGGCTTCTGCCGGCAGAGAGTGGGTGCGCTGATGCCGCTGATCGACAATCCATTCGGCGGGCGCTCTGTCGAGGAGTGGATCGGCTCCTCTCCCGACGCCAAGGTGCCTCAGTATGTCCGCGACCGCGTGTTCGCTCGCGCGAAAGGCCGCTGCCATCTCTCCGGCCGCAAGATCATGCCTGGTGATCGATGGGACCTGGAGCACAAGAAGGCCCTGTCGCTCGGCGGCGAACACCGGGAGCGCAACATAGCTCCGGCGATCATCGAAGCCCACAAGGAGAAGTCGGCCGAGGAAGCCGACATCCGATCCAAGGCTGATCGCATCCGGCGCAAACACAACGGCACCTGGCCGAAGTCGAAAGCTCGCATTTCCAATCGTTCGTTCGCGAAGACGAGGTGATCCCATGACCCTACAGGATAGCCCGGAGCTGGGCGGCGCGCACGTCTCGGACGCCGAGATCAAGGCCTTTCGCGAAAAGTACCGCGAGATATTCCCCGGCAGCCACCCGGATCGCCAGACGATCATCGAATTGTTGAAAGCGTCGAAGGCTGCGGTTGCAGCGGCAAGCGAAGCATTCCGTTCCGCGTTCGCCGCCGCCTCTCCAGCCGTGCCTTCATCGGTGGAGGCGCTGGACATCGAGACGCAGGCTTGGGAATGCGACAAATGGCCGGTTTGGCTTCACAACATCGTTGACCGCACCAACGAGGCTGCCGACAGGCTCGATATGAGTTCGGAGCAGGCTTGCGCCTACGCCGTGCTCGCCACCCTCTCCCGCCCCTCAGTAGCAGAGGGGGCGGTGAAGGCGCTGGAGTGGGTGGACCGGGTTACTGCACGCGCCGAGTCCCTTGAACGGATAGGAGCAACAGAAGACGCTGCCGATCTTCGCGCACTGCTCGCCGCCCTCGTCAGCCAGCCCCTTCCGCAAGCCGGGGCGGAGACAATCGGGCCTTGGGGCTGGGCGAACAAGAACGACGCGGTCACGAGGTTTGGACATAAGAAGTGGCGCGAGCTTGGCCATGAGCTAACGCCGCTCTATTCCGCCGCATCCATCGCCCAGCTTCAACAGCGCATAGCGGAGCTTGACGCTGAATGCGTCACCTCAATGAAAACCATCGCCGATGAACGAGCCGCCCGCGAAGCCGCAGAAGCCAAGCTGGCGGAAGCGGTGGAGGTGCTGGAGCCGTTCGCGGCCATCAAATTCGCATGGCGCGGCGACCACGTGGAACTCGCGGCATGCTCACGGGATGAGATCGACGGCGTTCTGTCGCTCACGATGGGCGACTTCCGCCGCGCCCGGTCGTTCAGAGCCGAAGCCGCGGAGCGAGTGGTGGTCGCCGCATGGAATGCTTTTGGCGGCAAGGTCGTCGATGAGTACGATGAAATTCCGTACGTCATCGACCAAGCTGACGGGGATCTGGCCGAGCAAATCAGAGCCCTCACCCAGCAGCGAGATGCCGCAGAGGCCAAGCAGGCTGAAGCGGTGGAGAAAGAGCGCGAGGAATGCGCGAAGGTGGCCGAGAGCCTTGCGGGTTGGATGCAACCTCGCGCCGTTGCATTCGCCATCCGCGCCCGCGCCCGGTCGTTCAGAGCCTCAATAGGGGAGAAGACGCCGTGAGCAAGCTGACCGAAGCGCAGCGGCGACTATTGGCAAAATTGGAGCGCGAGGCTCGTCAGGAGGAAGAGGCGGCGATGGAACACGCCAGGCGGGCTGATGCAATCCGCAGACGTGTAGAGCGCATGCGTTCCGACGCCGCCCTCGAAGCCGCCCTCCACCCCCAGGAGCCCCAGCCATGACACTTGATACGATTGTGAAGCTGCGGCTGAAGCGCAAGCCGGAGCAATATGCCGGCGCCTCTCCGAATGCCATCGCGAGCGGCTCCAAGGCACAGATGATGTATTTCGTGGAGGACGCGAAGAGCGACATAGCCGCCCTTCTCGACCACATCGAAGCGCTCAGGAAGGCGCTGGAGCCGTTCGTGGAAGCTGGTGAGACCGCGCGCAAGGTGGCCGACCTCCACGGCGAGAATGAGTTCGTGCTGTCATTCGGTCCAGTTCCGGTTGGCGTCATTCCGCTGACGGCGTTCATCACTGCCGCCGCTCTCTCCGGTGATCGGCCATGACTGGGGAGCGGGACGAACTGATGCAGCGGGATATCAAGCGCATCATAGGGAAGGCCGCTGGAGAGGCGTTCGTACTTGCGCAGGAAGCCGTTGGCCAGAAGGTTATCGACAAGCTGGGGAGGGCCGGCTTCACCATCGTCCCTGCCGCCCTGCTCCGCTCCACTACGGAGTCTGACAAGTGACGAGCTCAGACCTCCCGCATTGGCCGGCAGCCATGCCTCTCCATATGGCAGCCGCCTACTGTGGCCTATCCCCTGACACTTTCAAGGAGGTTTGCACGGTCAAGCCCATACCATTCACGCTATCCACACGCGGTCACAGGTATCTTCGTCACCGCCTGGACGAATGGCTTCTCTCACGCGACCCGAACGCGCCTAAGTCTGGGGCGCGCAAGTTCGGGGACCGGCTCAATGGTGGTAAAGGTGAAGCTGTCGGGGCTTAATATCCGCCGGTCGCGCGGCAAGTGGTACGTCTCGTACCGGTTGACCGGCGAAAGCCTGTTGAAGGGCTGGGAAGGCACCCGCGACGGCCTCAACGCCGAAATGGCGGCGCCTGAGTTCCTGCGCAAATACACGGCCGCCAAGACACGGGACAGGCGACCCGTCTACAGCGAAGGGACGCTCGGCAATCTGGTGGATTGGTTCAAGGAATCGCCCCGATGGGGGAAACTGTCTGCGGCCAGCCGGCAGGACTATGAAAAGACCTTCCTCTACCTGGAGCCGGAATTCGATTTGGAATTGACCGGCATCACCCAAGAGGAGGTCTACAACGTCCGCGACAAGGCCGCCAAGGATCGGTGGCCTCGGTTCGCCGACAAGCTCGTGTCTCACCTCTCGACCATGTTCCGGACGCGCCGGCTGCCCAACCCGGCAATTGGCATTGAGAAGCTGCACAGCGCAGACCCCAACGCCAACCATGAATGGTCGCCAGCGGAAGTTGAGGCAGCCTTTGCCGCAGCTCCCCGGCATATTCTCACGCCGATGATACTTGCGCGCTATCAAGGCTTTCGAGGGCAGACGGCGCAGTCCCTTTCGTGGCGCTCCTATGTCGCCGACCCGGTGACGACACGCGCGATCACCCTGACGGTTCGGAAGAACAAGGAAATGGCGTGGTTCCCCTGCGAGCCCGAGACTATCGCACATCTCGACAGCCTGGAGCGGACATCGACCTTCGTCTGCACCACCAGCGAGGGGTTGCCGTGGAAGGACGAGAAGTCGATGCAGGGCATGGTCAGCGACTTCCTGACCGGTCTAAAGGCCAAAGGACTGATACGCCCCGGCTGCACGCTGCACGGGCTCAGGGTGACGTTTGCCGCCGGCATCCGCCGCCTCGGCATCGACCCGAGCACGGTATCCGACGCCCTTGGCGACCGGTCAAAGCAGATGGGGGAGCACTACACCCGGCACGTCGAAAAAGAGGCCGGGAGACTGCGCGCATGGCGGGCCAGAAACGGTGTGCAAAATGGCTGATTTTGCATCGTTTTCGATGGGTTTTGCTGGCCCCGCTGTGAGCGATATGCTAGTAAAAACAAGAGCATCAAGAGATTTTAAGTCCCTTGCGTCTACCGGTTCCGCCACGTCCGCGTGCCTTTGCTTTCAACTACTTAGACGAATTCGTCAACCGGCGTTGTGCAGGTCTGGAAAGGCGTTGTGCAAATTCACCCCCCATTTTCGTACCGGAAAGGTTCTGACGATGAAGCCGATGAAGGTCTATGCGCTCATGAGCATGGGCGGGCGCGTGCTCGCGCTTTACCGCACCGAGACCGCCGCGAAGGCTGCGCTCACCAGCCCGCTACAATTCGTTCAAGCGATGGACGTTCTGTAGCCCCCACCATCAACGACATTAGGGAAAGGATCTGAGAGATGAGCGCAGCAGACGCGGCAAGCGAGTTGAACGGCAGCCAATACACCAACGAGGGCTCACCGGAGCTTTTCGCCAGAATGAAGGCGGAAGGCTTGGTTGCTGTGTTCGGGGCGTCGGATGACCTCATGGAGTTTCGCGGCGCGGTCTACGATGAGGTTAGCGCCTACGACGGCACGACTGCCTATATCACCCGCACCGGGCTGCTCCAGAACGATTGCGACAACGACGCTTGCCCGCATTTCGCGAAGCTGCAAGAGGCCGCGACCCCCATCCGAGCAATATGGGACGACGGTGGCTTCTCGTGGCGCTACGAAACCGCCCTCCCCTGCGCCCGCTTCATCGTCAAGGAAGATGATGAGGACTATTGCGAGGGTATCGTTTTTGCTCTGGCAGATGTCCCCGCCTAGCCCTTCCCACCGTATAGGAGAACGAACGGATGCCAATTCGGCCGAAGCATTCAAACGACCCCAACCGCGTCACCTTCGATGACGATGGCACACTCGATGAGGTTTGCTCGACGCGCGGGGCTCACCTGGAGCACATGGGCAAGGATAGTTGGTTCCTGATATTCCATCACGAGGACGGGACGCAATCCGCCTTCTGGTTCAACTCGAAGAACCTTCGGAAGCCGTTCTGGGAAACTCGCGGGCCGGGCACCCCACTCAAGCAGGAAGGAGCCGAGACGTGAGCGAGCGAGCGAGCCGACACATTAACAAGTCATCGCGAGGACCATACGGCAACGACCTTCGCCTCATCCCTGAGCCGTTGCGCAGCGGCGTGGTCGAACAATGCCGCGCGGTTTGTCTCAGCCGGCAGATTGGTCCGCCTTGTGTCGAGCGGAACCATGCATGCTATCGCTGCCAAGACATGGCAGCCAACAAGGACACGACACATGGAGACAGGTGAGCAGGACAGGCACGAGCGAGTAAAACGGGCTATGTACGACGCCCACCGCTGGGCAGTTCGCAAGTCCGGCATAGACCTCGGGACGTTTGAAGAGGCGCTTGCTAGCGGTGTGGTCGCCGACAGTTGGGATGCAATGGCAGAGGCAGCGATTCGAGAAGCCATCCGCACATGAACCGCTATCCCTTCAAGCCTTGGTGGACATGGTTCCTTCTAGCCGCCTTCGTCTTCATGGTGGTGTATGCTTTGGTGAGGCCGTTTGTGGAGAGGTGGTGATGCCTAGCCCGCCCGGCCTTCCTGTCTAGGCCAAGGCACAATGCCGTCAGCCACAGTCGGCGGGGTCAGCCGGAACTCTACCCTGCGCCCATCCCTCCCCGCTTCCTGGCATGCACCGCACACCACGACCTTCTCCAGCGAAGGGGCTAGGGACGGATAGTCCATTCCATGCCTCTTGGCGATGGTCACGAGATTGAGCGTGACGTACCGACGACACGTCATGCAATGCATGGATATTTCATGGCCCGTGGCAATGCACATGCCTACCGTGTCGATCGACAGGGGATAGGTGATCTCGGGAAGCTTGAGGTCTTTCATTTCGGCGGGAAGATAGGGGGGCGGGCGGCGGGCGTCCATAACGGAACTTTAATATTTGGAGCGCATTGACTAGCACTAACGACCTATCATATTGATAGGCGCATGGCAGAGATCGTACCGCTAACTCTTACGCCTGCTCTTGCGTTGAAAATGGTACGGCAACTTGCCGCCGATACCAACAACATTGTGATCGTTCCGCATGCGCGCAGGCGCGGGAAGCAGCGGAGGATCAATCGACGACAGGTCGAGCTTTGCTGCTTGCGGGGCACGATTTGCGAAGGCCCTTTCTTAAATCAGAAAGGACACTGGCAAGTGAACCTATACCGGCATGCCGCCGGCGAAGAAATGGAGTGTGTGGTCGCGATCGATTGGGCGAAGTCGCTCATCGTCGTGACCGTGTTTTGACTGTGAAATGACCAAGGAACCCTCAGAGATGGCTTACCATTACACCGAAAGCGGTCTCGACAACGTTTGGCTCGAGAACGGCTATACCATCCACGAGACGCCATACGGAACCGGTGTATCTATCCAGGACACGGAAGGCCTTCACCGTGTCATCGGCCGCTGGCTCGTCTCGCTGCCCAAGCCACTCAACGGCGCAGAGGTTCGCTTTCTGCGCCTGGAAATGGACACTACCCAAAAGAACCTTGCCGCCTTTCTGGGCGTCGAGGAACAAGCCGTGCGCCGATGGGAGAAGGCGCGCAGCAAGCCGGTATCGAACGGTCCTGCTGATCGGCTCTTACGCGCGCTATACATCGAGTATGTCGACCGGAAGAGCGACGTCTACCAGATGATTCAGCGACTGGCGGAGCTCGACCAGATCGAGCCGACCAGCGGCCGTTTCTTTGAAACCGACAAGGGCTGGCGCCAAGAAGGCTGCGCTGCCTGAAACGCAAAACGCCGCCGAGCCCTTTCGGACCCGGCGGCGACTGGAAACGGGAAAGTACGCGATCACCTACTATCCCGTCGACATATTCCGTGCTTCTAATGTAAATGCAGGGTTAACCCCAAAGCCCCCCGCCCAACCCTGCTGAATGGCCGGTGCCGGCAAGAGCCCGAACAACTCGCGCCAGCGCCGGTCATTTCGTTGTCAGGGCCAGAAGTCGGCTTCGGTCGTCCAAAGCCCATGGCAGCGATAGCTCAGCTTGGCGAATGAGTTCCCGGCGATCTCCTCAGCCGGTATGCCAATGATCCACGGCCCCGCCTTCTGGGTGCCGAGCGGCCGGTTCGGGCTCGACGTGTCCTCTCGCTGGCGATGCAGGATCACCGACACCCGCTCAAAGCCGCCTTCGGGCTTTCCCTTGAACCATGCCAGCCCCACCCATTCGCAGGCCCGCGTCTTGGTGAACTCGGCCATGATGACGGCATTTCCATCCTCGTTGGCTTTCATATCGAGGATGGTGAGCTTCGACACGACGGGGAAATAGCGCCTCTCCAAGGCTGGCCCGACGGTATAGACGGTAAACACCGTCACGAACACGATGACGGTCGTGCAGAACACCTTGAACGCAAACAGGGCAAGCCGGGGAAAGGTACTAAGGGACACCGGCCCCTCCCCTGTAAAGGAGATTGGCGATGGCGGCGATGGTGAGAGAGCCGAAGGTAGCGAGAACCCACCAGCCAAGGCCGTATATGCTGTTGAGGCGCTTTTCCGTGCGGGATCGCCATTCATCGCGGGCTTCCTCTCTTGCCGCGTTGACGGCATCCTTCAGCTTTAGTTCGGCAACGTCCTGGACGAGCGCGGTGATGCTCTTGGCTAGGTCGGTTTGATTGCGCTCGGTCATGTCCATGCGCCGGAGCAGTTGTGATGTTTCGTCCGGCATCAGCCCCGCCCCGATCTATGCAGTGTAAGGAAAAGGGAACCGTTGCCGGGCTATCGTGTTGCCAGCCATGCGGTGACCCCCCAATGTCATCGTTTTGGTCAGGGCTTGGGGCGCTGAGTTGACGCGGCGTCCCGGCCCGCTTCATTTGCAGTAGGCGTCACGCTTTGCGTTTGATGCCCGGACTTCTGAAACCGTCTGGCCAGTGTCGCCGGATGCCGAATAGGTCACCGGCTGCCAGATTGCGCAGACCGCCTTACCTGGGGTCGCGGTTGTAGGGATCGTCTGACACGCCGCCAGCGGGGCGAGCATTGCCAGCATCAGCGATATCCTTGAGGTGCTTTTCATATGCATCGGCCTCCTTGGCGCGGTTGCGGTTGCGTTCGGCCTTGGCCCCGTCGAGCCGGCCTTTGAAGAAGGCGATGAGGGCAGCAATGACAGCGCCGCCGAGCAGGTAGAGAATGCCGTCTGCTCCGAACATCACTTCGCCCACCCCAGCTTGCGCGCCGTCCAGTACCAGCCTTCAGCCAGGAACGGCGAAACCATGCCGGCGCCGAGGCTCACCCATTGGGCAATCTCGGGATCTGCAATCAGGTCGGCGGCCTCGTTTTCGTTGACCAACCCGAAGTAGAGCAGCGGGAAGGTGAGATACCTCAGCAGAATGCGGATCAGCGGGGCCATGGTCAGCCTCCTATGACGTTAACGAGAGCTATGATCGCCGAGGCGAGGAAGAGCCCGATGCAGCTCAGCCCTGAGACGATGATGCTCAGGACGACCCCTGCCCCATCGCTGGGCCGATAGGATGCGTGCGGGATGAAGCTGACGGACAGGGCGCACCACAAGCCGCAGCCGATCGCGAGAATGAGAAGCAGGACGGCGGTGTTCATTTCGCCTTCTCCTTTTTCCAGATGAGGCCCAGCACGAACCAGATTGCGCGCCAGAACAGGTTCTCACGCTGCGCAGGAGCGGAACCGGGCTTTACGGCGGGGGGATTGTCTTCGACGTGGACGACGCCGGGTTTAGAGGGGATGGCGGGCTTGGGCGCAGGGGATTCCCGAGCCATCGCCAGCGCTTCCTTGCGGACGCCGGCCACGCGAGACGACCAGCCCTTGCCGAAGGTCGGCCAGGTATTCAGCCCGCGCATGAAGGCGAGCCGGGCATCGCAGAGCGAATTGATCAGTGCGGCGGGATTTGCCTTGGCGGCGGCAGCGAGCGTCACCGGCCCCACCAAGCCGTCCTGTTCCACGCCAACCGCAGCCTGCAGGTACTTCACCGCCCTGCCCGGCCCCGAGTTAACCGCGAAGTCGAACACGGTATAATCGACGCCGGCAGGCAGATCGTCGGCCCTGACCTTGTTCCAATATTCGGCCCGGTAGACCTTGGCCGCGTCGGCAGGCTTCAGAAGCTTGATGTCGATGATGTCCGTGTCGCCGTCGCCATCCACGTCCAGACCGAGGCGCTTGGCCGTGCCGATGGTCACGCCGAGGTTGGTCGCGCCGCCGGGGTCCTTCGGGTGGTTTACGAAGCCGCCCTCGTGCTTCAGGACAAGCGGCATCGCGCGCAGGAAGTTGCGCTCCATGATCTACCTCGCTGATGAGAATGAGACAGGCAGCCGCAAGCCGCTTGAGCTTGCGGGGCCTTGGAGAAGTTGAGAGGAAGGTGCTAGAAGATTACGGGGACGTATAAGCAATGGGGATTGCTATGGGGTGGTGGTTTGCCCTTGGATTTATTCTCGGAGGTGTATGCGCCGTCTTGCTGATGATCTGGATCAGCAAGGAGCTAATCGACAACACGAAGCCGCCAACGAAAGACTAGCCGCTCTCCAACGGGGGGTTCCAGCAACGTCGAGGCCAGCGAGGCTTAGTGGCCCGTCTGTTCTGCGCCCTTGTTGGTGGGCTCCTGTGCGACAGGTTCTTTCAACATGCCCTGCAACGCCTGCATGACTGCATTGAAGGCGGGGACTTCCTGGCCGTGCAACTGGACGCGCAGCATAAACTGGATGGTGGCTTGGGCGATTTCAGGGGTCATTTTCCATCTCACGTTGCGATCAGACCATGCGCTCGCATGGCTGCTAGAATTGAGTTGATGGTTGCGACATCTGTTCCGGCTGTCGCGTTCGCAATCGCAGCTTGCTGCGTTGACAGGATGCGCGTACCCGCTGCTTGCATGACGGTCGTGCCCACTGGATTGGAGACGTGTAGAAAGGCACCAAGGATAGTGACGTGGTTACTGCCTGCCGTGACGCTAGGGCCAGCCGAACCCCACCGAATGCGTTGGCCGGGACCCAACAATATTGCTGCGTCTGAAATGAACGTGGCTTCGTCGGTCCTCAGTGCATACTTGAAGGCGCCGAGATCGCCAGCATTGCGCTTGGAGAACCGTATACCGCCAAGATGAACGTCTGCTGCGTGAGCGTCAATTCTGATGGCCTCGCCGTCAGCTAGCTGGCCGACTGTAGGAACGATAGCGTCCCGGTCTATGTGGATACCGGTATGGAAGCCGTTACTGCCGCCGAGAGTAGATTTGCCAATGGTGATGGCTGAGCCGAAGCGGTTTGCTGCCGCTGCACTGTCTGCCATGCAGAGGCGGATTAGTTGATGACTTGAGAGATAACCAGGATCGTTCGTAACAGTCCCGTTGACCTCAATAGCGTGCCCTGCGGCTGCGTTAGCGCCCACGATCTGCTCTTGATAATAAGCCCATCCGGCATAGCCCCGTGCGTCGGGTTCGCGTATGTCTGCCCGCATGTGCGTACCGACATGATCGCCTGTTGCACCGGGCATCGCTCGTGCAAACCCCGAAATGGCTGCCCTGTAGGCATCCCCCGAAACGGATTGGATACCGGCGTAGAACCCTTGATCCCAAGCGCCCGCGTCGGTGCTGCGGTCTGCGGAAGAATACTTCTGTATTGCAACTACGGGGCGCGGGTCGTTGACCGGCTGGCCAGTTAATCCGGCTTGGTAGCGACCAAAGCTTGCGCTTCGGTATTTCGTTGCCCCGTAAAGGTTGGAATACCCCGACGCACTGTCATCCGGCCAAACGACATCGCCGTAATCAACTGCCCTTGTCCCTGCGGCTGCGTGGGCAGCAGCGACACCCCCATACTGAGCCACCCGGATGTGGGGACCAGCCCCCGCATTCGCATCCACATACGCCTTAACGACACTCTCCGACGGCAACTTCTCGTCGCTATCGCCGAGCGCCCCCGCGCTGTTGACGAAGCCAAAGCCGGAAGCGTCGGTGTCAGTGGTCAGGACCGCCCCGGCCTCCAGATCGACAATCCGCCCGTCGTGATCGTCCAGCACGTCTTCGACGCTGGCGCCCTCGAACGTACCGGCGTCGTCGGTCAGGATATCCGTTGCATCCAGCACCACGTCGCCGGTCTGCCCGTTGACGCTATCGACAGCACCGCCCCCGCCGGCGAAGGTGAACCCTCCCGACCAGTCCGCGGAAGCGCCCGACAGCTTGAAATACAGCGTCGGCAGATCGTCATTGCCGGCATCGCTTTCGACCAGCACCGCGAACATCTTCGGCTCGTCGTCGAAGGCATCGCGATCAGCGATCAGTGCCACAACCTCGTCGGGCGCGAAGTCCTGGCCGTCCTCGCCGTCGTCGCCATCGTTGCCGTCGTTGCCTGGAGCGCCCTTGTAGTTCTTCCAGCGCCCGGCGAAGTCCCCCGCCGATGGCGTCTCGATCTCGGTATCGGTCGGAAGCACCGCGATATAGTCCAGCGCGGGATTGAAGGTCGTCGTGAAGCCCGTGCCGTCACTCGCGCTTGCATAGGCGACATAGACGTAGGCGTTGGCACCGTCCTCGCCGGAGCCCGCCGGCCCTTCCTTGCTGATCGGAAACGGCCCAACCCAATCCGTGCCACCCCAGCGGTAGTATTCGTCGGGCTGGCCGTCCTCAAGCCGGGCCGCGACGAACTCGGTATCTTCCGGCGTCAGGTCGAGCGCCTCGATCTCGGCCAGCGTGCCGACGAAATCGGGATGGATCGAATGCAGCGACAGCGTGATCATCGCCTGCCGCAGCCGGTCGTAGAGGCCGACGACGCTCGACGCCGCCGAGTTCTCCCGCATGATCGCGTATGCGCCGGTACCGTCCTCTCCCGGCCATGGCAATGCGAGCGTCAGCTCGTCCTCGCCCGACACGCTCTCGATCGGCACCGACAGGCCGTCCATGGTGAACAGGCCGCCCGTGACGAGCGCGGTGGCCCAGCCCGTATCCGTGCCTTCAACCGTAGCCGAGCCGTTCGACACCGTGGCGGTGCCGACCTTGTAGATCTGGGTCATGATGGGGGGTTCCGGGATTCGACTATGGTCGACGGGTGTGTTTTGCTGCCCTCGACAAAGCGTGAGGGGCAAGGACATGGATGACCGTGAAATTCAGTACGCAGCGCTGGAGATGCACTACCGGGGCATCGCTCGGCAGGCTTTTCGCTTCATAATGGAACTCGGCGGGCCGCAGGCGCTCGACCGGTTTGAGGGTCTAGCCAAGCATCAGGTCGCGACAATTCCGCGCTTGTCGCCAGAATTAGCCAAGACCGTCGATCTCGCGGTGCAGGCGTTTGAGAAAGACCTCGACTTGGCCCGCGATATTCCTGACCTCATTTGATCCAGACGATACGCTGTGTGCCTTCGCCGTCTACAAAGCTGTGCGTCACCGCGGCGAAGCCATGCTCGTCGCGCGCGCCTTGGCGAGGCACGAGCCCTTGAGCATCGATGTAGGGCTCATAGGAAACCTGTCCGCCGCGGACGGCGATGGACGGGTACTCCTTCGGCGCAACTGCCGCGGCGCCAGCCTTCGCGCCCGCAGCAGCAAGTGGTGACAACCCGATCATTGCAAGGAATGACCTGCGCTTCATGTCGGTTCTCCGTAGGTTAGAAGGTTCGCTTTCGGGTCGTCGCCGGTCGCACTCGCCAGCGCCGCCTTGATCTCGTCGTCTGTCGTGGCCGCTTTCACCGCCGCCTTCACGGCTCGCCGCTGCCGCTCGATGCCGGCGATCCGTTCATCCTCGGCCGCTGCATTGGCGAGGACCGCCAGCCGGTCGGCCTCGTCGGCCACAAGAGGTCCGCCGCCCGTTTCGGCCTGGCGGCGCTTCTCCGCATGCAGCGCGGCCAAAGGGCCGCGAACCTTCTCGATCCGCTCGGCATAGCTTCGGTCCAGCGCCTCGATCGTCTCGCCCTTGGTGGTCGCGAATTGCAAATCCGCCGGCACCTCATCGTCGCTGCGCCAGGCTGTCTGCACATCGGCGATCGAGGAGACGAAGTTGATCGGCTTCCTGACCTTGCGCAGGTCGAGCTTCACGCGCTCGCCAGGCACCACCCCGTCGGCCGGCACCACGAGGCGCTTGCCTTCCGGCGGCTGCATGCCATCGAACATGTCGCGAGGCACTGAAGCGCGGCTCTCGACAAAACCAGTGGCGATGTCGACGAGCACGTAGCGGACGTTCCGGGAGGGCATCACCTTTTCCACACCAGCACTCCCGAACTGCAGGTGACCGTCAGGTTTGCACTGTCGCCAGGTGAGGCAAGCAAGGTGTTCCACGTCCAGATGTCGTAGCGCACTGTGGCGGTGCCGGCCTGAATGAAGGTCGTGGCACTGGCATTTGTCGTGCCGTTGCTATTGTCGCGCCGCGCCTGAATCGTTGCCTCTCCACTGGAGACGCTCGTGGCGTTGCCGTTCCGTCTGATGACGATATATGCGTCGAAGCCAGCCGTGCCGCCGCTCCTGCTGCCCGACGCCGTGAGGTTGAGGAACTCGATCGCCGGCATCCCGGTAGGGATTGTGACGATCACCGTCCCGTGATGCGTCCAGCCCCCCTCATCGTAGCTGCCGCCCCCGCCGACGCTTCGGGTAAAGGTGTAGTAAATCGGCTCATATTCGGTGACGGCGCCGATCGACAGAAGCTCGGTGATCAACGTGCCATTCTGCAAAACCGCAGCGGCGTCCAGCTTGGCTGCCGTGATGTTGGTGGCGTCGAGGTTGTGGATTTTGGCGGTGTTGATGTAGACGCCGCCCGCCTCGAACAGCGCCGAGACGTTCCCGAGGCTGTCCGCAATCGCCACCTGGTCGCCGAGCAGCACGACACGGCTTTTGCCGCTCGCCAATGCGTCGAGGAAGATCGAAGCCAGTTTGGTGATGCCGTTTGCCGTCGCCGACACGCTGAGCCCAATGCGGGCCTGCGCATCCCCAGGCGTCGCCTCCGCGCTGATGCGGAACAGGCCTTGCGCTCCGGTCGGCCCAACCTGCGCCAGCACCGCGGTAATGGCAGACGCGAAAGCCTCCAGGTCCTCCGTCACCTCGGCCGACAGTTCCGACATCGCCGCGGCAAGCGCATCGCCGCGCCTCACCGCGACCGATTGGCCCTGGCTTGCCTGCGCCGCCATGTCCACTGCGGCTGCCGCCAGGGTCTCCAGCAGCGAGCGGACGTTCGCGGCATCCATCCGCAGTTGGGTGAGCTGCGCCTTGACGTCATTGCCGAGGTTGCCGAGCTTCGCCAGGACATCGGTGTCGCGTACATCGGGCGTCGTCACCGCCAGCCAGTCCGACCACTCGGCGTCCTGGTCGTCGAGGATGTATCGGCCCCTCACGCCATAGAGCGTGTTGGAGAAGAGGTTCTGCGAGATGAGGATTGCACCGGCTTCGGCGTCGTCGGTGCGGCCCTGATGGACGACCACCTCCGTTGAGGCAAGCCTGACCTGAAACTCGACCCCAAGGATACCGGTTTTTGTGCCGTCCCATGTCAGCTTCAGGCCGGGCCGGACATCGGCCCCGTTGGTGATCGTCGCCGGTTCCGCGAACCAGTCGATGATTGGAGCCGGCTGCGGACGGATCGGCCCGGTCGGACCATCGACCGGCGGCTGGTAGTCGGTCTCGCTGTCCCAATCGTAGTCGGCGGGGTCAACCTCGGTAATGTCGATCATCACATCGAGGTTGGCGCGGTCGGCCACGCCATCGACGCGGAAAAGCTTCGCCCCGTAGCCGTTGCGTTCCGACGTCCATGCGCATACCGCTCCGGGGACCGCATAGGCCCAGAACTCAGGCGGCAGGACGATGGTGTGCCGGCGCGCGCGCTGCCCCTCCTGCAGCGCCTGCTTCATCAGCCGCTGGACCTGCTCCGGATAGGGAACGAAGGCGAGTTCCACGTCCGCCATCAGGCGGCGATTGCCGTGCTTGGCCTCCAGGTCTGTGCGGTGAAGCGGCGGCGCCGACTTGCTGACCCATCCATCCTTCGGCGACGGGTAGTTGGCGAAGATGCCGTTGATCGTGTCTGCCAGGCCGAAGAAGGGCGTGAAGCTCTGCTCTTCGGTCGACAGGATGTCGCCGTCGGAAAAACTGAAGCTCGGCTCGTCCGGCGCGCCGAGATACATCGAATAGACGCCGCCGACTTCCGAAATGCGGCCCTGACACGTCGTGTTGATCGCCTCCAGAGCGGTTGCCAGCGGCACGTCCACCGTGATCTCGCCGGCGCTGCGGTAGGCGGGCTCCGGCCCATCATTGCCTTCGACCGCGGCTCGGCACTTCTCAATCGCCGCAATCCAGTTGGCGGCAGGAAGCCGCGCAGGAGCGCCGGACAGGCCCTGCACGCCGTAGAACCATTCCCCGTTCCACTGGATGCCCCGCAGCAGGTTGTAGGCCTGCACTGCCGGGAGGTGATCGCCGTCACCGCCCCATGTCGAGGGATCGCTCCAGCGCTGCGGACCATCGCCTCCCGCCGTCGAGTCCTTGCTGATGTCGTAGAGCGGAATCCCGTCGACCACGAACTTGAACGACGGAATCCCGGAAAACATATTCTTGGTGACTTTGGCGCTGCAGATCGCATAGGCGACGCCATAGCCGACGCGGTCGTCGTCCCATGTGCGCTGTCCATTTGAGGCGCGGACGCGCAGGAACTCGTCGACCTCCGTCTGCGTGCCGTCGTAGAACTTGATCCACAGGCTGTCGTTGCCGTCCTTGCGATATTGCTGGACCGGATAGCCCATCTCCGCATGGGGTTCGCCGGTCAGCAGCGTGCATTTCTCGCCGTTGCACCACACCTCGACCAGCCCACCGACCGGCAAGTCGTCGATGGCGATCACCTGCGTCATAAAGGCGTTCGGCGTGTCGTCTACCTTGCCCCAGGTGTTGGCCCAGACCAGCGAGCCGGCGGTCATGTAAGGGCCGACAATAAAGGAGCGCGGAACGTCGCCGCCCGCCTGGAGCGTGCCATTGATCGACGGGGTCGGCGTCTTCGGCTTGCCTGCGATGGCCTGCGCCAGCAGGTTCAGGCCGATACCAGCGGCCGTTTGCAGCAGAAACGCTCCCGCCGCGAAATTGCCGATCGTGAATGTCGACAGAGCGCCTATCGCGCCGCCAATCGCACCGATGGCAGCGCCAATCGCCGTGAAAATCGCCATCAGAGAGCCTTGGTGAAATGCGTTTCGGCGGGCTGGTAGCCGCGCCGCAGGTAGAGGCCCGACACGTCATTCGACGCGAGGGAAGCCATGCCGATCGTCGTGCAGGCCTGTTCGCGCGCCCAAGCCTCGTAAGCGTCGAGCATGCGGATTGCGCCGCGCCCCCTGGCGGCGGGATCGATGTACCAGACGGTCTCTTTCGCCCAGCGTCCGGCGCCGAACGGATGATCGAATGTTGTCGCCATCAGCACGCCTTGCGCCGGCTGGCCGAGAAGCAGGACCAGCCCGCCGGCCAGATGCGTCTTGAACAGGTGCTCGGCGCGCGCGGCATCGAACGGAAAGGTGAAGCCCGCCGCCTTGTGGCTGTCGCGCAAGAGCGCAACGACACGCAAGCGGTCGCCTTCGTCGGCCTGACGAACCTCCAATAGACTCTCCAGAAGCTGTGTGATTGGATCGCCGCGCACATGGGAGGGGCGATATGACTGATCCGAAGCTGCTCGAGGTATTGCGGGCTCAAGCCGATCAAATTGCTACGCTGCAAAGCAAGGTCGCAGCGCTGGAGCTATTCACCGTCTATGCGTTTGCGGAACAGACGCTGCGATTGCCCGATGCAAAAGACTATGCATCGAGGTTCACTGCTCAGTTTTTGGGGTTCGCCGAGAGCCAGTCCGACGTGAGTTCACCGGCTTTTTCTCAAGCTGTCGAAGGCATTTCGACAACCGTTGAGAAGCTTGTTTCAGGCTCGATAGTTCCTTCGAAACCGACGGACTGAGGCTGTAGATATCGGCCAGCACGGGGGTTGCGGTCATCTTGGTCTCCATCAGAATATCCCGAGGAACTTCTTGCGCTTGGGCTGCGACGGCACCTTGCCCTTGATGCTGCCCCAGAAAATTTCCCATTCGCCGGCCGTCGAACTGTCCTCGTAGAAGCTGTCCGTAGAGGAGCGCAGCTTCTGGCTTTCATGCGACCGTGTGTCGGGGTTCGACCGCGTCATCTCCTGGGTATGGCTGGCGCAGGTCAGCGTGACGCCGCCTTCCTCGTTTTCCGAGGGAGTGGTGATTTCGATCTTGTCGACGAAGCCGACGAAGCGGCACTCCGCCGGCGCCACCATCTGCCTTGTTTCCGGGTCGAACAGGCCGCGGAATATCTCCACCCGGGCTTGCTGGCAGTCATAGTCCCGAACCAGCTGCTCGACCCTGTCGTTGACCTGGCTCATCTGGATCGTGACGTTCTGCACCGACAGGTTGGCGACCAGCGGTATGTCGCTAATCGCAACAAGCGTGCCGGAGCCGTAGAAGTCGCGGCTGTCCTCCAGACCGGTGTTCGGATCGACGACGGAAGCCGTCACGTTCCCGACGTCCGACCACATGTTGTCTTCGACCGGCGCGCCCGTATCGCGCGTGCGGGCGACAATGGTCAGGAAGTCGCGGGCGACCAGACGGCGCGCGGCGAGCGCGGCCAAGTTCTCGGCTGAGATGTTGCGTGTCATCGCGCTTCCACCGCCTGAAAGCTGATCGAGCCGCGCCCGGTCTGCGGGTCCGCGCTCGACGTGACCGAACCCGGCACCAACGTCATGAGCGTGAAGGGCCGCTTGACCGACACCAAGTCATTGATGGCAATGCCGGGCCACAGATGCGGCCTCACCTCAAACTCCGGCGTGATGCCGTCTTCGTCGGCCGCCGCCGCCTCCATCACCTGGTGAAGGCCATATTTGGCTGGCGAGCCGTAGGTAATCTGGATGAAGTCGCCAACGCGCAATGCGAAGCCGGCTGGCAGAAGATCGACCTGCAGCGACTTGTTGTCCGCGCCAATGGCGTAGATCGTCGCCGAGATGCCGTCGAAGCCGCCGCCCGTCGGCCATGACCCATTCGGATAGGCAATCGGGAAACAGCGGGACAGCGGATAGCCCTTGAACGTCTGCAGCCCGTTTTCCAGCGCCGCAAAGCGTGCCCGCCACTCGTCGAGCACATTCGGCCGCAGCGGCTTGGAAACGCCGCCCATTTGCCAGAGCGGAGAGCCGAAGTCCTTGACCAGTGTGCGGCCGTTCGCCTGCCGCGACTGTTCCTGCCGCCAAAGCAGGTCGAAATCAGTCAGCCAGCCGGGGAAGTCGGCGAGGATGTCGAGCGGATAGGTGATGCTCATGCGAACTTCACGTTTTGCTTGTTGGCGTTGCGCACAGCCGTCACCACCAACGCCGGCAGTTCGGCCTTCATCTTCGCCAGCTGCCGTTCGTTGCGCGCCACGGCCTCGACTGACGCCCCGCGGTTGTCGATCACGGGGGAGAAGTTCACCACGACGCCACCGCCGCCAAGCCCCGACGAGGCCGGCAACTTGGGAACCCGCGGAACGATCGTGCCAGACTGGTCGGGAACGAAGAGCTCCGGCCGCTTCTCTCCGACGATGTAGGGTTGCCCCTTCTTCACCGGCCCGCCATTGGCTCGGCCCGTAAGCATGTCCATGAAGCCGGTCGGCGACGGGTTGAAGCCGCCGAACAAGCCCGCGAGCGGCCCGGTGCCGAGCAGCGAGGCCTGCACCGCGGCAAGTGCCAGCTGCAGCACCAGCTTCTTCAGCGCATCCTCTGCCTTTACCGAACCGTCGGCGATGCTGGTCAGCGCATCGCTTCCCATCTGGAACAAATTGTCGAGTGATTCAGCGCGCTTTTCCTGCGCCGCCGTGTTCGCCTCGATCGTCTGCGTCTCGGCCTCGATTTGAGCGACGAGGTTCGCGATCTGCTGGCCGGCCCGGCTGCTTATGTCGACACCGGCGCGCTTCAACTCATTGTAGGTGCGCTGCTCGACCGCGTTACGGGAAAGCTGCTGCTGCTCGAAGACCAGGCTGGCAATCGTGTCGTCGATCGCCTTCTTGGCCTTCTCGTACTCGCTGGCGCGCTTCTTGGCGTCGCCGTCGTCCGGAACTGCAAAGTCCTTCAGCGACACCGGCGCCTTCGCGGCCAGCCGGCCAGTCTTGCCTCCAGCGGTCGGGCTGAACGCACCGTCAATACGCGACTGGATCACCGGCGCAGCACCGGGCGTCATGCCGTACTTCGCCAGATTGGCCGGATCAGAGATGCCCGTGAAGTCGTTAAACCGCTTGAAAATGTCGGCGTTGCCGAGGTTTTCGAAGAATTGGTCCAAGGCGTTTCCGCCCCGCTTGATCTCCTCGATGAAGCCCGTCATGTCGAAGTTTGCGATTGCGTCCGCGACATAGCCAAGGCCTTCGGCAAAACGCTCACTGGCGCCCGTCGCGGAGTTGAATTCCCCGGCGGCCTTCGTCAGCGCGTTCTCCAGCTTTGTAGTGGCCTGCCCAGTCGTCAGGAGCGACCCGGCTACCTTGTCTTCGAGCATGGATGAACCGGCTTCGAACGCCCGGAAAAACGCCTCGCTCGATACTTTGCCGTCGACGACCAGCGCACGCAGCTTCGCAACGGACCCGCCGGCCTCCTCAAGACCCGCAGCGGCCGCCTGCGCGATCGGCAGCGCACCTTCGAGGATGGAATTGAACTCCTCGGCCCTGACCGTTCCGGAACCCAGCGCTTGGCTGAGCTGCAGGAGCGCGCCGGACGCCGACTGCGCGTCCGTCCCCGCGACGCGCAGGGCCAAGGCGACGTTATCGGTGAACCGAAGGAGTTCTTCCGAGGTGACGCCGAGTTCCTTCTGGACGATTGCCGCGCGCCCGTAGAGCGTGACGAGGCTTTCCAGCGGCGCCGCGTTCTTCTGCGCGCTTTCGAACAGCCGGTCATACACATTCGTGAGAGCTTCGCCCTCCAGCCCCGCGACTTTCAGCGCGTTGTTGATTCGTGTCGACGCATCGATCAGTTGCTGCGCTTCGCGCACGGTGAAGGCGGCAGCGATGCCTGCGAGGAAACCCTTCGCGGCGCGTCCAATCCCGGCGAAAACGGTGTTTACGCGCTTGCCCAAGGCATCGAACCGCTGCTCGACCTTGCGCGTGGAGGCGTTGGTGTCCCCCTCCAGCTTCTTCAGCGCGCGCTGAATTTGACGCGTGTCGGCGCTGATACTTAGAACGAGCTGTTCAAGATCTTGGGCCATGGAGGATCACAATGCTTCGGATCGTTGCGGTGTTCGCGCTGTCGGCGACAGCTACCCTTGCAGGCGCTGCGGAGACGTACCGGCTTGTTCACGCGGTCGGAAATGACGAGAAGATCGTCGCGAAAGACCTGTCAAAGAAGGACTGCGAGGCGATGAAAAAGGACCGGACAGCCATCGCCGAGGCTCTTGGCATCCATAGCGAGAAGTTGGGCGTAGGGTCGATTACCTGCCTGCCCGAGAGTTTGTTCAACTAGCTGCCGTATTTCGCCAGAAGAGCCGCCATCTCGTCATCGTCTGGCGCGTCGACCTTGTCGTTGCCAGGGATCATCTCGTTGTGGGCTTCGATCGCAGCCATCAACTCGGTGATCGTCGCCAACCAAAGTTCGGGCGGTCGCCAACCGAGTTTCGTTCCGACTTTCAGCCAGTCTCGCCAAGGGAGGCCTTGGATTGCGTCGCCGTCGCCTCCTGATCGGCGTCGTCTTTTCCCGCGTCGACATGGTGGTTGAGCGCCGCGGCAAAGGCATCCTTGCAGGCTGGAAAGTCCTGCAGGCGCAACGAAGCCAGTGCCTTTGTGGCATCACCCTTCACCGTCAGGTACTGGATTCCGGCCAGCGTCGCCGCCACCTCGACGTTAAGCAGCCGCGTATAGAGGTCATGCAGCGACTTGCAGTCGAGTGCCGTCGACAGCGAAGCCAGCCGGCCGATCTCGGCGGCAATCACCAGATCGACCGATCCGACGCGCAGGGCAACCTCGCCGCGCGCGCCGTTGACAGGGAGCGTCATGCTCAGGTCTCAGCAGTGAAGTCGAGCGGCCCGGCAGCCGAGAAGGTGGCGGAAAATTCCATGTTTCCTTCCATCTCGCCGGTGAACTCGAAATCGGAAACCATCCAGGAGCCCTCGTATTCGCCAAGGCCGGGAACGATGACCTGTGCGTTGAACACGGTGGCTGCATTGACGTGCCCCAGCAAGATATCTGCCGTTCCGCCACTGACGAATGCGCCGGAGCCGGAAAACGTCCGGTTCACGACGCCGGGCTCGATTGTCCGCTGCACGGCCGCTCCGGGATCTTCGCAGTTCGGGATTGTGGTGTCGACCTCGTTGGCACCGAGATTGAAGCTCTGGGTTTTCAGGCCGCAGAGGATGGCAAAAACTTCTGGGGAGCTGCCGTCACCGATCTTGATGAGCAGCAGGCGTCCTTTGTGCTGGGGCATGGCTAAATCTCCTATGGGCAGCCGTTTACGCGGTGACTAGAGCGCGGAATTCCATCGCCGCGTGCGATGTCTGACCATCCGAGTCTCGGAAGGTTCGGGTCTGGCGAAAGTCGAGGGTCACCAGCGTGTTTGAGGGGAGCGTCAAGGCAAACTGGTGCAACGCTACCTTGACCTCGTGCGCCAAGCGCTTCACCTCCGGAAAACCCACCGCACGCGACCAGCAGTCGATTTGGAAGGCGATGTCGTAGCCGGTGACGCATTGCGCGTCGTCGCCGAGCACGTCCGACGGCCCCAAGGACACATAGGGAAACGCCGCGTTCTCAGGCGGCACGTCGTAGATGCGCTGGCCAACGATGCCGCTGACGCCAACGAATGCCTTCAAGCGCGCAACAATCGCGCCCTGCAGTTCCAGATCCGGCGATGCCATCAGCGTTTTGCCTTCCGAACCGCCTTATTGACCGCAGTGGCAACCTTGCGCCGCGCCGTTTTCTTGAAAGCACGCCACGTTGGGAAGATGTGCGGTCGGGCCGCCATCTTGACGGTGCCAAATTCAAGCCACCGCCATGTGAATTTGGCAAAAATGCCGGTCGCATTCTTGTCCTTCGTCTGACCCTTCAGCCCAACGGCGAACCGGTCAGTCGGACGGTTGGACAGTCTATCGCCCTGAATGCTGGCCACGTAGTCGCCGGACCCTCGGATCACGCCCTGAGCGCGATTTGCGATCCTGCTCGCCGCTTCCTTCGCGACGTCCATCTGGGCCTGTGCGACTTCCTTCTCGGTATCCGGGAGAAGCCTGTTGAGCTTTCGCATCACGGCCTCGCGGCCGAGGAATTTCGCCTTATACGCCATCTGCCGGAACCGACTTCTTGCGCGTTGGGGGCACGCGAACCCGCTTTCCCGGCCTCAATGGCAGATGCTGCACAGGGAGTGGTGACGTTGTAGATGCCGGGTTGGAAGACCTGGGTCCAGGTATTGTTGAGTTCCGGCGGCGACCATTTGAAGCGCTCGGTGAATCGGACCCACGCCATCAGATTACGGCGCAACGCCAGAGGTGACTTCCAGATAGACCCATGCTCGGTCGCTGAAGGCGTCGACAACGTCGATAGCGAAAACTTCCTCCGGGGATTGGCGCAGGCGCCGCATTCTCCAGTCGCTGGTCAACTGCCGCGACTGGATGGAAGAGCGAATGTAGACGCCAAAGACGTTCTTGCCCTCGCGCCGCGCGGCAATCACAGCCTCGGAGCCACCTTTCGGCCGGAACTCGGCAGCGCATTCGAATTGCTGCTCAAAATCCCCGGATTGTACGTTGCCGTATCCGTCGTCGAGCTCAAAGCGTCGGTCGAATGCTACGCGCTCGCGGAGACGGCCGGCCGTCGGCGACTTTGCCATGGTTAGAGCGCGACGCCCGACGCCTTGATGCCGATGTCGAGCACAGAGGCCGACTTGGCGATGCCGAGGATGCACGAATATTCGCCCGAGCCGACGTCCGCGACCGGGCACAGGCCGCCGGGCGTATCGGACATGTAGTAGGTGACGCCGGCCGTCAGCGTGCCGCCGATGGTGATCTCGCCACCGCGGGCGATCATCAGCGGCTGGTTCGCGGCGGCATTGTTCAGCGCGACTCCGCGGGGCGTGCGGGCCAGCGCCGTGCCGGAGTTGCTGTCGGCGAGCTGATACTTGCCGTTCGCATCGCGATAGACCCACTGGCCCGCGGTGATAGCCGTGCCGGCAGTTCCTTGTTCCTTGATCGCGTTGGATCCGGCGACGACATTCGCCGCGGTGATGGTGATGTCTGCCATGATGGTCTCCTAGAGTTTGAAGCGGCGATAGGGGCCGACCAGCGCGTCGAACATTGGTTGCAGCGTCTCGCGGCTTTCCGGGTCGTAGTTCATCTTGACGTGCGTCATGATCGCGACCTGGAGGGCGACGGGGACATCGGCGCCAGCCGCGCCGTAGCCGGCAACGAAGGTCACGCTGACCGCATCGGCGCGCGAATAGGATGATGGCCAGGACTGATCCGGCTTCAGGGCGACATACGGCCCGAGCGCATCGGTCAGTACCTGCCAATGGGTGTCGGAAAGCGTCTGCTGCGCGTTGTTGCTGTCATAGTAGGTGACGGTCGGCGCTTCGGTGACCGGCACCAGCGGCAGGCGAAGCTTCTCGCAAGCGTAGAAGCCCCCGAAGTCCTGCCGCCAGGTCTGGTTGACGAGCGCCCGCCCGAGAATGCCGCCCCAGCCGTCGAGATGGTCGATCGCGGCCTGGATAAGGGCCTCGATCAGAGCATCATCGTCGGCGAAGTCGACACGCAGGTGCTGTTTGACGGCACCCAGCGTGACGACCTTCTCGGCCGGGGCAACGGTGCGGACTGGAGCGTGCATTGGTGCCTCGGATTGATTGAGGAACTGGGGCGACCGAAGCCGCCCCCGCCAGTGTCAGGCGACCAGGACGTGGAAGGTGCCGGACTTCACGTTGCCGCCCGACGCGATCGCGATCTTCACGCGCGTGTTGGCAAGGCCGATGCGATCGTTGACCGCCACGCCGCTGGCCGCATAAAGCGAGGCGACGCCAGCCGTGGTATGGGTAGGCGCGCGGGGCGAGCGCATCGCCGAAGCGTTGACGTCGTTCTCGACCCAGAGGTTCTTGCCCGTGGCCTCGTCGGTGATCGTGAAATCGACGCCGTTTTCGAAGTCCGTTTTCACGTATTCGATCTGGACGAGTTCGCCGGACACGCGAGGCGTGTAAGCCGTCGCGACACCGCTGGCGTTGGTGGTGACCGTTACCTTGTAGCGCTTCATATCTGTTCTCCAAGAGTTGGCGCGCGCAGCGCCGGTTGTGGACGCAGGCTCGGCCTACTTGGCCTTGCTCTTGCCCTTCGGGGCGGCCTTGTTCGCCGGAGCGGCGTTCTCAGCCTTGTTCTGCGGAGTAGGCTCGGACTTGGCGGCCGGCTCTTCTTCCTCGCTGTCGGCCGGGCCGATCAGTTCAAGGGATACAGGGACGAGGTGCGCCACGGCGAGTTCCTCGGCTTCGCGGATGGATCCCTCGGCGAAGTCGCCATGCTCGCGCACGACGCGATATTTCATGAGCTTGGACATGACTGCTCTCCTTCGGTTCAGAGAGCGGGCCACCGAAGCGGCCCGCCTTACTGAGCCGAAATCGATCAAGCCGCGAGGGCGGTGTCGAAGTCGCCGTAGATGAAGGCCTCGGGCCGGTACACGGCCAGGGCCAGGCGCTCTTCGCCGAGGATCGTCACGAGGTTCTTGATGAAGTCGTCGTTGACGAAGCCGGCCTCGACGCGCGCATCCCAGCGATCGAAGACCTGCGCACCGAGCTTGAAGGCGCCAGTCAGGAACTTGCGCACCGTCATCGCCTGGGTGGCGACCACCGGCAGGCCCCAGAGGGTCGGCGTGATGGTGCCCTGCGGATTGCCGATGATGTAACGGCCCTCGCTGTCCTTCAGCGTCTCGATGGAGGCCCAGTCGATCGGGTTCATGACATGACCAGTCGCGGGATACTCGGCGAGCGCCGCCTGCAGCATCGAAAGACGAAGGACGTCGATGATGTTGAGGTCGGCGAGCGCGATCGGCGCCGCATAGGCCGTGGCCTGCGGGATAATGCCGAGCAGGTTCTGGCCGCTGCCGTCCCCCTTCAGCAGCTGCGTCTCCTCCACATAGGCCAGACCGTAGAGCAGGCGCTGGTCGATGATGGAACGGAGCTGGCTGATATCCGACAGGACCTGCTTGGACGCCTTCATCCAGTGGGCGATGACCTTGGCCGACGTGGTCTTCAGGTCCAGCTTGATGTCCGATTCCGGCTTCGATGCACCTTCCGCAACCGTTGCGGCGCTGTTGGTGAACCCGGTCTCCTGGACATACTCCAGCGAGTTGCCGTCCATGCGGCCGGGCGAGATCAGATCGCGCACGGTCAGACGACGCTGCGGAAGAGGCATGATGCCGGGCAGGCGCGTGGTCTGGATGGCATCACCCACCGAGCCGGCAGCATCCGTGGTCAGCGAGGTCAGCGTGGTCTTCACGCGAACGTCGGCGCGACCCTTGGACGGGTCACCGGCGAGCCAGGACTTTACGCCCTCGTCCTCGGTGAACACCTGGCCGAGCGTCTTGTGCTCGTCCTCTTCCTTGCCGCCCTTCGCGCGAGCGAGCTTCTGCTCGATTTCGGAAACCTGGGCGGCCAGACCATTCATCTTGATCAGGGCTTCGTCGGCCTTGGCCTTCTCGCCCTCGGCCATGTCGATGCCCTTCTTGGCGTCGGTGACCGCCTTTTCAGCGATGGCCTTCACCTCGTCGAAGGACTTCTGGAACTTGTCGGTGATCTCCTTCGCCATTTTCTCGACGCCCTGATCGTTGGGCGCTTCGAACATGATGCGCGGGCCGATGCCGGACGCGAGGCGGGCGATGCCGGACGCGGCGCCTACCGAAAGGAACGGCGCGGCGGCGGACAGGAATGCCGGGTCGATAGGGCCGATGGCGGCGAACGCATCACCGGCGGTGACGATGCCGACGGCAGCGATCATCGCCACCGCCAGCAAGCTGGCAGCTGAAAACTTCATGGTCGTGTTCCTTGTGAGTTTGGGGTCAGAGCGCCGAGCGGATCGCTTCCAGTAGGCGCTTGGTGTCGTTCGCCGTCTCGCCCTCGGACTCACTCCGAATGGCCTTCGCATAGCCGACAGAGGCGATCTGTACGGCCATGGCTTTCGGGACCCCTGCCTCACGCAGGAGATCCTCGAATTCTTTGACAGGCATGGGGTCGCCATCGCGCAACCGGCGGGCGAACTCGTTCATGCGTTCGGATTTCACACTCTCGACCCGCGCGCGGCGATTGGCCGGGAAGGAGACGATGCTGATCTCGAGGAGATCGAGCTTCTTGAGCTTGCGGTTGTTGCCGTCAGGCTCGACCTCCTGCTCGCGATAGCCGATGGAAAGCCCCTGCACGGCGCCAGCCTTCAGCATCAGATGAGCCTCTTCGGCCTTCTGCACGCCCTTGAGCAGCCGTCCCTTGCCGCGCAGGCCCTTGCCGTCCTCGGCCAGGTCCTCCCAGACGCCGATCGGCGTGTACGGGTCGTGCTGCCACAGCATGAGCGGCTTGGAGCCTTCGCGACGGTGGCGCGCCAGGCTCTCGCCGAAAGCGCCTGCGACGACGATCTCGCCATAGCTGTCCGTATTGCCGAAGATCGAGCCGTAGCCCTCGAATGTGCCGTCGTCGGTCAGTTCTTTGACCTGCAGCGCGAAATCCTTGGTCTTCATTGCTCTTCGTCCTCGTCATCGGCCGGAGCCGGAAGCGCTTCCTGCTGCTTGCCGGCCTCGGTGATCGGCACGTTCTGCATCTGCATGCGCGGCACGTCTCCGCCATCGACCGGCGGCAGGTTCTCCAGCCGGCGGACCTCGTTGATGGTCATGGCGCCGATAGTCGTCATCTGCTGGTAGAACGTCGCGCGGCCGGCGCTGTCGGCGCGCAGCAGTCCTTCCAGGTTGAATTCGATGATGATGCCCTGCGCACGCTCCAACGGCGTCAGAAGCTGCTTCTCCAGAGCCTGTTCGATGCGCTTAAGCCGGCGGCGAAGCGTGAACTTCAGGAAGCCCAGCGTCTGCTGCTCGAGCCCCGTTCCCCAGCTGGTCGACTTGGTCGTCTGTCCCACCATAAAGGGGGGCACCCCGAAGAAGCGGCAGATTTCCTCGACTGAGAACGTGCGGCTCTCCAGCATCTGCGCGTCGTCGGGGTTGATGGTGAACGGCACCCAGTCAGTGTCGCCCTCCAGCCGGATCGGCTTGCCCGTATTGCCTGCCCCGATCTTGTCAATCAGTTCCTTGTCGGCGATCGCGCGCTGTTCCGGCGTCAGCCAAGCCTTGAACTTCAGCGCGCCGGAGGGGCGCAATCCATTCTTGAATATCGCCCCGGCGGCCTTGTCCTGCGCCCTGGCGAGCGCGAACGTGTTGCGCGCGTTGTGCAGCGTCGACATGCCCCCGAGAGGATTGCCGCCCGGGCCGCGGATATGCAGCACCGTCTTGTCGGTCTCGACAAATGACCGGCCATCATCTGTCCAGCGGTATTCCAGGTCGCCGTTCGCCTTGCGGCGCACCGTCACCAGGGCAGGATTGATCGGCGCCACCGCCACGACGCGCCCGCCGCTGCGCTCGACTTTGGCATAGGCGTTGCCCCAGAGCTCGATCGACGCGGCGACGAAGTCCCAGAAATCAACCGCCGTCTGGTCGAAGTTCGGGCTGTCGTGCAGCAGCCGATAGAGCGGATGGTCGCTCGCAACCGCCCGCGAGCCGTCGGCAGCCGTGCGATACACCATCAACGGCAGCGATGAGATCGTGCCGGCGATCAGATTCACGCAGGCCCATACCGACGAAATGCCGAGCACGGTTTCCGCCGACACCGTCTCGCCGGCATCGGTCAGCGCGCCTCCGGGATACCAGCCGTTCGGATCGCGCGGCGACAAGCGCATCGCGAAGAAGTCGGCCATCTTGCGGAGGATGTTCACGCCGCAGCACCCTTCAGGCTCTCGAAATAGCTCTGCATTCCGATCCCCCTGCCTTCCGGATTGAGGCTCATCAGCTTGGCCGCGTTCAGCATCGCGATGAACGGGTCGATCTTGGCTTTGCCGGCCGCCTGCTTCGTGATGGCCCTGGCCGAACCCTTCAGTTCGACCTTGGCGTTCTCCACTGCCCAGCGCATGACGCCCTGCCCCGCATGCTTCAGCGTGCCGTCCGCCAGCTTCCGCTCGGTGCCGATGATGGCATCGTTCAGGAAGCCGCCCTGGCTCACCGCTGTGATGGTGCCGCCGTTGGCGTCGGTGTCGAACCCGCGCGTGATCAGCTCATCGACCAGAGCTGGGAGGCCCAGCTTGTCGACGCCGATCCCGGCGCGGTCAGGTAAAAGGCCGGAATCGCGCACCTGGCAGCAGATATCGGCAAACTCTTCGATGTCCTGCGTCGCGCGCTGACACATGACCAGGTCGCCGTCGGCAGCGAAGTCCTTCAGCGTCTCCGCGATCTCCTTGCGGCGCTTGAGAACGATCGGGTGCGCCCAGGCCTTGGACCAGACCAGCCACCGCCGGGTGCCCTTCTCGCGGCCAATGACGCAGCCGCCGAACAGATCGTCCAGGCCGCCGCCGTCACCGCCGATCGTCGCGACCTCGCTGCGATCGAGCAGGCTTTCGAGGGTTAGCGTGTCGTCGGCCGCGTCGGCCCAATAATCGACGCCCGGCCACCGGTCGGCATGCAGGGCCAGACCGATCTCGACGTTGAGATGCTGGGACGCCCAACGGCGCTCCTCCTCCTCGCCCTTCTGCTTCGCGGCCTCGAAGTCTGCCAGCAGACGGGGAATAGTGATTGATCGGCCAAGGTTCGGCAGAACCATCGGCCACAGTGAAGGATCGCGCCAGGATCCCTCGCGCTGCATTTCCTCCGTGAACTCGTACAGCAGCGGCAGCAGCCGGCCATCCGGTATCCGTCCGTCGCGCACGCCGCGCGCATATTGCAGCTCGGCCTTGAAGGCTCCCGTGGGCGGCTGATCCGACTGCGTGGTGATCATGACCAGCACAGCTTCCGGGTTCGGGAGCATGCCGCCCCTGATCTGGCCGATGATCCGGCTCGCGCCGTTGATCGTCGCCATCAGATGGAGCTCGTCCAAGAGAATGAACGACGGCTTCGATCCAGTGACCACCTTCATGTCGAAGGTCTTCACCTTCAGCCTGGCCTTGTTCCTCCGGTCGGTGATCGTCTTTGTGTGATGCGCGACGTGAAATCGCTTCACCAGGTATTCGTCGGCCTCAATCATGCCGACGGTCTGCTGAAAGGCGAGGTCAGCGACCTCCTGCGTGGGGCCCACATAGATGAACTCGGCGCGCGGCCGCATATTCATCAGCAACCCGGTGAGCGTGATCGCGGCGCCGCCGGTAGTCTTCGAGTTTTTCTTCGGCACCATGGCCAGCAGCTCGGGGACCATCCGAACGCCATCGACCAGCGACCCGAAGATGGCTCGGACGATGTCACGCTGCCACGGCCCGGCCGCTTCCTTCATCGGCGGCTGACCCGGAACGTCTGGTAGTCTAAGCTTGTCGAATATGGCGACCGCGCGCGCCGCCTCGATCTCGTCCAACGGCAGATCAGGAACCAGCGACTCGCCGGCCCGGAGCCGGTCGGCCCAGCCGGGACACGCGAAGCTCCAATTCACTGGAGTAGGTTGCCCCAATCGCTGGACTGATGCGCTGTATCGGCTTCCGTCTGAGCCGCTTCCTTCTTGCCTGGCTTCGGATCCTTTGCCTTCCGGCCCTTCGGCGGAACCGCGCCCGCGGCGTCCAGCCACTTGTTCTGCGCTGACACGTTGCCGCCTATCGCAGCCCGGTAACGAGCCATGAGAATATCGGCCGTCACCTTGGCTGCACCTATTTCGATGTCGAAAGAAAAGTGCTTGCGCAGGGTGGGCTCGGAGATCCCGATTGCCTCGGCGATCGCTTCGTTAGACATGCCTCCGGCCTTGAGAACGCGCACCTTTTCGCGCTCTTCGTCGGTCGCGACATACTCAGGGCGGCCGCGAGCCTTCTTTTCGGCCATGGTCATAATTCCGGGTTCAAGAAAAAAATCCGCGAATGAG